ATCCGCCCCGCCAACGGGGCCGATCCGCCCGGGCCGGTACGCCCGAGAAGGCTGAACGTCGAGAGACGCCCAGCACATCGCATGACCGAGAACGACCAGCCGGGCTACGAACCCGAGAGCGGCGCGACGCCGATTTCCGAACTGCTGATCTCCGAGCGGCCCGACCGCCACGAGCCGCACGAGGAAGTCGGCGCCGCGCCGCAGATGGCTCCCCAGGAGCCCCAACCGAGCGCCCAGCCCGCTCCGACGGCTGAGACTGCCGCCCCGGCCCCCGCGCCGGCGCCACAACCCGCCCAGGCCGGTGACCAGCCTGAGAACCAGGGCCCGAAGTGGTATCGCGACGCGATCCAGAAGGCCAACCGGGATCGCGAAGCGCTCCGGCGTGAGAATGAGGCCCTTCGCCGCCAAGGGCAGCCCCAGAGCGATCAAGGTCGCCCTGATCCGGTCGAAAGCCCGGAGGACTTCAACGGCTACATCGAGGCCCGCTTCGAGCGGCAACGCCTCGTGGACCGGCTGGAGCGCTCCGAGGAACGGTTCATCGACAAGCACGACGAAGACACCTTCGAGGAGGTGAGGTCGTGGCTCTCGACCCGACCGGATATCGAGGAATGGGCCCTCAAACAGCGCGACCCTTGGCGCGCGGCGCATAGCCAATTCACCAAGGAGCGGCTCGCTGACGAGATCGGCGAAGACCCCAACGCCTGGCGGGAGAAGGAGCGCGAACGCCTCCGCCAGGAAATCCTCGCCGAGCAAGAGGCCGCGCGTGCCGCCGATACGCAGCACATTCCGGCCCAGGCTCCGCAGATGCGCTCCGCCCCGCCGCCGCCGGCCTCCGCCGCGCGCTCGGCGACCCCGAGAGACAGCAGCGGCCGGTTCGCCGGCCCCACGCCCCTCGGCGACCTGACCAAGCACAAGTTCCGCTAGGTCCGGACCCGCGCGGGCGCTCCCCAGCAACGCAGCGTCGAGACGACGCCGCATCCCAGAGAAGGAAATAAGCCATGGCGGACACCCGCGCGGCTACCGGTCTCACTGTGCAGCAGTGGGACGATCAGTTCTTCACCGAGTACTTCCAGGGCAACGAGTTCTCCGAGCTCTACGGCACGAACGAGAACTCGGTGATCCAGGTCAAGGAGAACCTGACCAAGAAGAAGGGCGACAGCGTCACCTTCGCCCTGCTGAACCGCCTGAAGAACAGCGAAACCACGGGCACCGACGTGCTCGAGGGCAAGGAAGAAGACCTCGTCTCCCGCTCGCACAAGGTGACGGTCAACAAGCGCCGCCACGCCGTCCGGACCGGTGAGATGGACGAGCAGGTCTCGGCCGTCGGCCTGCGCGACGCGACCAAGCCCTCCCTGCAGACCTGGGCCGAGGAGAACACCCGCGACAAGATCATCATCGCCCTGGGCTCCATCGACGGCGTGGCCTACGCCTCGGCGTCGGAAGCCCAGAAGGACGCCTGGCTGGCCAACAACGCCGACCGCGTCCTCTTCGGCAAGGTGAAGGCCAACAACAGCGGTAACGACCACTCCGCGTCGCTGGCGAACGTCGACAGCACCAACGACACCCTGACCCGCTCGGCGGTCGACCTGATGAAGCGGATGGCCACCGTCGCCTCTCCGAAGATCCGGCCGATCAAGGACCCGGGCAACGGCAAGCGCTACTACATCGTCTATGCCCACCCCTATGCCTTCCGCGACCTGCGGGCGGACCTGGAAGGTGTGCTGGACGACACGACCGCCGCCGGCGAGGCCGCCAAGCTGTTCCAAGGCGGCGACCTGATGTGGTCGGGCTGCATCATCAAGGAACTGCTCGACATGCCGGTCTATACCGGCGTCGGCAACTCCTCGATCGACGTCGCCCCGGTCTACCTGCTGGGCGCCCAGGCGGTCGGCTACGCCATCGCTCGCCGCTGGAAGACGATCTCCAAGGAGTTCGACTACGGCGACAAGTACGGCGTCGCGATCGACGGCATCGACGGCTTCGCCAAGCTGCGCTTCGGCACGGCTACTGACAGCGACACCGGCAATACCAAGGACAACGGACTTGTTACTGGATATTTCGCGGCGGTAGCGGACTAAATACTTAGTCGGTTACGTGTGACCACAGGAGTTTGCGCTCAATCAAAGATATAACCCGCTGAGTAACGCCAAATTTCTTGGCGATTTCATGCTGGTATACTCCAGATTGGCGCATCCTCCTGATTTCCTGCACCTCGGCGGCGGTCAATTTGGCGCTCCCATTCCGCTCTCCAAAAGACGGGTAGTTGGGGGCTGGGCGACCTAAGACCCGGAAGCTGTGGGCCTTGTTCTCGGACCTGGTCACGACTTCCAGGTTTGAAAGCCGATTGTCTCGGCGCTCGCCGTTCTTGTGGTTGATCTCCAGCCCCGCTGGGATTTCGCCAACGAACGTCTGCCAAATCAGGCGATGGGCCGCGACCCGCTTGGGCCGGTTTCCATCCCGGAACAGCCAGTAATCATCGTACCCGTGCGCTTTGCTATGCGGGACGATGATTGAGCATTTTGGCCGCCCTTTGTGCGTAGCAATCCGTCGTAGACGCCCGTGATTTGACGCCTCGTAATATTCGGCAAAGCCGGGAACCGAGCGCCATTTCTCCACATCCATGAGATGCCTCCATGTTTGCTTGAAAAATAGCACATGGCGTCGCGTATTAACACAGAAGGAGATCGGCAATGGCCGATTATGACTACAAGGCGACCCGGCAGCCCAAGCCGGGCTCCAGCTCGTACCTCGGCGGGATCGTCCTGCCCGCGTCCGGCACCCTGGCCACCGGCGCCCTGGCCCTGAACAAGACCTCCGCCCTGCTGATGATCCCGAAGGGCTTCGTCTGCACCGGCATCCGCTTCCGCATCGGCGACGCGGACTCCGGCGGCTCGCCCGCTGTCGTGTTCAAGCTGGGCGATAGCGGTGACGACGACCGTCTGGTGACCGCCAACACCTCGGCGCAGGCCGGCGGTGAAGTGACGGCGCTGGCGGACGCCGGCTTCCTCTACGAGTACACGGCCGACACCGAACTGCTGTGGACCACGTCCACGGCGGCGGCCACGGCTCAGGCGGCGGCGTTCAAGCTCGCCCTGTCCGGCTACATGAAGTAGCGGCGGCGGGCGGGGCGCGCGCCTCGCCCACGCCTTGCCAGTTTCATGGCTGCACGCTCCAGCACCGACGCGACCTGGCGACGGGTGTCGAAACCGGAGCGGATGCGCCCCTGAGGGGGCGTCCAGGGTGAGTGCAGCGCGGAGCTCCGGCTCCGTCATTTTGGCGCCCAATCCGCTCCAACCAGGCCCCATTCCTCAATACGGAGAACCCTTCCCATGAAGGCCCGTTTCACCGGCGACCCGCTGGACAACAATTCCGGCCCCCGCACCATTTCCCTGTTCGGGACGACCTTCCTGAAGGGGCGCTGGGCGACCATCCCCGACGGCTACGAGGGCAAGATCGCAGGCAACTCGCACTTTGAAGTGGCCGACGACAACGCCGATGTCACTGACGCCACCGTCGACGAGATCGAGGCCGCCGGCGAGACCGCCCCGAGCCCGCTCGACCACGACGGCGACGGCGAAGACGGCGGCTCCACGTCCTCGCCGGAAAAGGACAACCTGATCGCCCAACTCGAAGCCCTGGCTGAGCGTGGCGCCGAAAAGGGCGTCGACGTGAAGTTCGACCGCCGCTGGGGCGTTCCGCGGCTGCAGGCTGCCATCGAGGCCGCCGAGTTCGAGATCGGCGAGGACTGATCCGTGACCACCAAGGCTGATCTCCGCGTCCTGATGCTGGCGCATCTGCGCGTGATCCGCGCGGGGGAAACCCCGGCCGCGGAGATCGCCTCCCTGGCTGACCTCTACATCGACGGCGGCCGCGGCCTCCTGATGGAGGAAGGCCTGGTCTGGTGGGATGAGGACGATATCCCCGAGGCCGTGAGCATCCCGCTCGCCCACTACTGCGCCGGCATGGCTGCAGTCTCCTTCGGGAAGGGCGGCAAGGGCTACGAGGCGCAGGGCGGGGCCGCCAAGATCGCAATCGCCGGGCTCAAGAGCGGCGAAGACCGGGAGACCGTGCGGGGGGATTACTTCTGATGACCCGAACCCCCCTCGCGCTCGGCCAGAAGATCGGCAAGGCCAAGGCCCCTGCGGCCTCGATTGAGAGCCTGACGAACGGCTACCTGGAGAGCGTTCCGGAGGGCAAGGAGCCGACGCAGATCCTGGGCGTCCCCGGCCTTCGCCGGCTCTCTTCTGGGCTGGACGGCAATTGCCGCGGTTGGATGGAGATGTCCGGCGCCGCCTACGTCGTGGCCGGCACGAAGCTCTATCGGGTCGCCTATGACGGCCAAGTCACGGTCCTGGGCACGCTGCCAGGCCTCGACATCGTCTCGATGGATGGTGACGGAACCAACGTCGTCATCGTGACCAGCGGGCAGATCTACGTCTGGAACGGCACGACGGTCGGCTTGGTCACCGACCCGGATGCGCCCCAGGCCTCCGATGTCGTCTGGATCGACGGCTATTTCCTGTTCTCGGAATTGAACAGCCAGCAGTTCTTCATCTCGGATCTGAACGACCCGACCGCCTTCGATGCGCTCGACTTCTCCTCGGCCGAGTGGAAGCCCGACAAGCTGGTCGCTTCCGCCGTGGTGCGCCGCACGGTCTTCCTCATGGGCGAGAAGACGATCGAGGCGCAGCAGAACACCGGCGGGGCAGATTTCCCCTTCGCCCGCTATTCCGACATCTTCATCGACGTCGGGCTCAAGGGCCGCGACGCCAAGGTCTCCACGAATGGCACGGTCTACTGGCTGGCGCATGACCTGACCGCCCGCCGCCTGGATGGCCTGACCCCGGCCGTCATCTCAACCGCTCCGGTCGAGCGGGTCTTTCGCTCCTGGTCAAACCCCAAGGCGACGATCTGCTCGTCCTACACCCGCGAGAACCACCTGTTTGTGGTCTTCCGAAACCCGGAAGGTTGCGTGGTGTTCGACCAGACGACCGAGCGCTGGCACTTCCGAAAGTCCTACGGCTCCGACACCTGGCGCGCCGCTGGCCTGCTCAACGCCTACGGCATGGACCTCGCGCTCTCCGTTGACGAGCCGCTCATCTACGAGCTCGACGGCGAGACGAACGACGAGGACGGCCACACCCTCGAACTTGAGATCGTGACGCCCTGGGCCTGGGCCAAGGGGAGCGACTTCTCCACCGACGAGCTGGAGGTCATCCTCCAGGCCGGCGTGGGCAACCTCACTCTTGATCCGGCGATCACCTGCGAACTCACCACAGACGGCGAGACCTGGGGCTCAAAGCAGATCCGCCGGATCGGGAAGTCGGGCCAACGGAGCCGGCGGGTCACCTTCGGCCCGCAAGGTTCAGCCGATCAGATGGCCTGGCGCTTCCGCATCACCGACCCAGTTCCTCGCTGCATCCTGGGCGTCTACGCGGAGGTTGACGTCGAGCTATGACCCAGCCGCTGCAGATCCCGCTTGCGACCATCCCATTCCTGAACCGCGACGGCACGGTCAATCCGATCTGGCGGTCCTTTCTCGACGCCCTGGTGCGCCGCGCCGGCGGCATCAATGGCGGCCTTCAGCCCGAGGACGACACCCTGACGGCTCTCGCCGCCCTGGGCGCCACGCCAGGCCTTGTCACCGAGACCGCGGCGGACACCTTCACGAAGCGCTCGATCGCCGGAACGGCAGGGCGAGTGGTGGTCTCCAACGGGGATGGCGCGGCCGGCAATCCGACGGTCGATCTCGCTCCCGTCGCTGGGGTGGCCGGCGTCCACGCCTCGCCGACCTCAATCACGGTGGACGGCTACGGGCGCATTACGGCGATCTCGCCATGACCGTCAGACGCGCCACCTTGGATGACATCGCCGACGTGGTGCGCATCGGGCGGGCCTTTCATGCCGCCGGCGTCTACGCGCACATCCCGCTCGACGAGGGCGCCTTTGCGGACTTCGCGCGGAGCCTGATTACCGGGCCTGGCGTGATTTTCCTTACCGACGAAGGGTTTTGTGGCGGCCTTCTCTCGCCTGCCTATTTCAACCCGGCCCACGTGATCGCAGCCGAGCTGTTCTGGTGGGCGCCTTCTGAGGGTCAAGCCCTGCGCCTTGCCTTCGAAGAATGGGCTGCCGGAGCCTCCGCGATCACGTTCACGGGCATGCACGACGAAAACCTCAAGGCGATGACGCGCCTCTTCCGCATGGCTGGCTATCGGCCGGTCGAAATCGCCTTCATGAAGGAGCTGACCTGATGGCCCTTACGACCGCCATGGCGCTTCTGGCCTCTGCTGGCATTGGCGCTGCTGGAACCGCTATCGCCAGCAACAACGCAGCCAATGCGGCGGACAAGGCCGGCCAGCAGGTCGCCGAAAGCAACGCCGAAGCGCTGAAGCTCCAGCAGGACATCTACAACCAGAACCGCGCCGACAATGAGCCGTTCCGGCAACTTGGGATGGCGTCTCTCGGCGCCCTAGCTGGCGGCCTGGGGATCGCCGGCTATAGCGGCGGCTCCATCGCGGGCGCGCCGACGATGACGGGCGGCGGGTACTCGACTGGGACCAGCGGGGCGACGGCGATCCAAGGCGTCCCGACCATCGACGCGGTCAAGTATCTGCAGGACAACCCCGACGCGGCGGCGAACTTCGCCGAACTGCGCGCTTCCGGCCGCACCGACCCCATCGCCACCGACCCGACTTCCTTCGTGATGAACCATTGGCGGACGGATGGCGAGCGTCGCGACCTGCCGATGCTGACGCCGCAGGCGACCTCGTCGCAATCGACGTCGACGTCGGGCACGACCTCGGGATACAGCGACCCGACGGCGCCCGGCGGCTACACCATGACGGCCCGGCCGGACTATGGAAACGTCGACGTCTCCCTCGGGGCGTTCCAGGCGAGCCCTGATTACGCGTTCCGCCTCAGCGAGGGCAACAAGGCGCTGGACCGCATCGCGGCCGCGTCCGGCGGCATCATGTCTGGCCAGCGCTACAAGGCCGCGAGCCGCTACAACCAGGACATCGCCGACAGCGAGTACACCGACTGGCGGAACTATGTGACGGGTCGCTACGACGTCAATCGGAACTTCAACGAGGGCGTCTATCAGGCCGACCGGGCGAACCTGAACAATCGCTACGACACCCGCAACTCGACCCTGCTCAACCTGGCTGGCTTCGGATCGACCGCGACGTCCAACAACCAGAACGCCGCGACCAACTACACCAACGCCGGCACGAACCTGATGACTTCCACCGGTCAGGCCCGCGCCGACGCGACCACTAGCGCCGCGAACGCCTGGAACCAGGGCATCGGCAACCTGATGACCGCGGGGACCTATCTGGCGGGCCGCTATGTCGGCGGTGGGTATGGCGGCGCGACGACGAGCCTTCCGATCTCCGCCGGCCCGTACTGACGAGGACCACGCAATGCGCGACATCTACATTCCGTCGGCTGGCGACGCGATCAGCGCCTTTGAGACTGGGCGCCAGTCCCGCATGACTGACGAGCGCAACGCCGCAACCCAGCGCGCTGGAGGCCTCATGGCGGCCGGCGACTACAGGGGCGCGGCGGCGGCGCTATATCCCTACGATCTCGCCGCAGGCGCCAAGGTCGACGAGATGGGGCGGGCGGCAGAAGCCGGCAGTCGCCGCGCCGGATACGGGAAGAGTGTCGCAGAGGGCCACGGGCAACAAGCAGTGTCCGATGCGATGGCCGCTGGTGACTGGGACGCTGCCAGCCAGATCGGATCCTACCTGCAGAACGCCACGGAGCAGCAACGCGCTCAGGCCAAGGCCAATGCCGAGCGCTTGGCTGGGATCGTCGCACCGCTCGGCGATATCCCCGAGAGCGACATGGCCGGGCGCAAGGCCTACATCCAGGCGAACCGCGCCGAGTTGATCGCGTCAGGCTTCACTGACGCTCAGATCGACGGCTTTGAGCCGACAGATCAAAACCTCGTGCCGATCTACGTCCAAGCCATCGGCATCAAGGACTATCTGAGCGGAAAGCGAGAAGACAAAAAGATCGAGCTCACCGGCGCCGCGCAGGAAGAGACCCGCCGGCACAACAAGGTGACCGAGACCGTCGCCGCCGGTCAACTCGCGGTGTCGCAGGGCAACCTGGGCATGCGCCGCACCGAACACCAAGTCCGTCAGGCCCAAGGCGGCTATGGCGACGGCCCGCCGACCTATGTCGATCCGAAAGATTTCTAGGACCCGATGATGCCGAACATTGGCGACGAGATCACCAGCAAGGATGGGAAGCGCACGGCGCGCTGGGACGGGACCGGCTATCGTCTGGTCGAAAAGGACGCGGCTGGCATGGACGTCCTGGGCGGCGGCTATAAGCGCGCGCCGACCGGTCAGCTTTTCAAGGAAGGTAGGTCTGGATCCATGACCCGCGTCGCGGGCCCGACCGATGGCATGATCGACGATGCGACCAAAGACCTCAGCGGCGCGAACGCCGCGCTGCAGGCCCTAGATCGCGTCGATAAGGCCTATCGCAAGTCGCGATATCTGGGGCCCGGCGCCGCGCTGATGAACCCGGAACTCGGCCAGGCCATCGACGACCTGACCCTTCGCTTGAAGGAAAAGCCCTACAATCTGGGCGTCCTGAACGGCCCGGACCTGCCCATCCTGCGGTCGATCGTGGGCGATCCCAACTCGGCCAAGTACATCGCCTTCGGCGACAACTTCATCCGAGAGCTTCGCGGCCTGGCTCGCATCGTCGGGGACGACTATCGCACCAAGGCGCAGCTGTTTGAAGCGACCGGCGGAAAGTCGGATGGCCTCAACCTGCCGCTCTATCAGGCACCCGACAGCCGCTACACCAAGGATCAGTGGGGCACGAAGGGCAAGGTACCGCGCGACGTCTACGAGGGCGCCGTGGGGATGATGAGCGGTTCCCGTTCGCCCGCACCCGCCGAGCCCCAGGGGCAGGGGCAAACCTTTGACACCCCGGCCGGAACGGTCATCGTCCGCCCCCGCTAGGAGACGCCATGCCGACCTTCGAAGTCCGTCTCGAGGACGGGCGCACCCTCGACATCGACGCGCCCAATGCCAAGGCGGCCGCTCATGGGGCTGGTCTGTGGGTGAAGGCGAACCCGAACAAGGAGGGGATGAAGCCGCAAAAGGTCACCAGTGACCAGATGCGCAACCTCGCCGCCGGCCGCAACGACGCCCCGGTGGGGAAGGTGTTCGATCCGGTTGGCGATTTCGTCGGCGCCATGAGCGGGGCGACGGAAAACTTCGTGCGCAATGAGCGCGCCCGCAACGAGGCCGCCGACAAGCGCCGACAGCGCCCGATTGGCGAGAAGATCCTGATGGCGCCAATCGACACCGCCCGGCAGGTCGGGGACGACCTGGGCTGGGTGGCGGACGTGGCTGGCGTTGTCGCCGCGCCGCTGACCGGAGCTATGGACGCGATGGTGTCGGGCCCCGCCAGCCGCGCCATGGCGAAATACGGCCCGACAGCCTACACCGGCGGCGACCTGACCCTGAACGACGGGCGACTGGGCTTCACGCCGGTGCGGCCGATGACCCAGCGGGAAACCGCCGACAAGTTGCGGGGCGATATCAATCTGGCCCTGTCGTCTGTTGCGCCTGGCCGAGGCGGGCCGCCCAGGGTGGCCCCGCAACCGCCCAGGGTCTCGATGACCGCACCTCGCCCGACGCCGGCCCTGGCCGAGGTGGTGGCAGACGCTGAGCGGGCGGGCGTCACCCCGTCGCTCGCCGCCACCGGCAACCGCGGCGTGGCCGCCACGACCAACGCTGTCGCTGAAAACACCTTCGCCGGCGCAAGGGTCCGCAGCGCCATGCGGCGCAATGTGGACGAGGTCGGAGCCTCCGCCAGCCGCATCGCCGCCGGGTACGGTGAGGCGACGTCGCCGCAACTGGCCGGCGAGGCGGTCAAGGGGGGCGTCAAGCGGTTCGCGAACTCGATGGACGCGCCGGCCCCTTCGCCCACCGCGCCGGCCAAGGCATCGTCCTTCAAGGCGAAGGCCGAAGCCACGTATGACGCGGCGTTTGAGCCCATCCAAATTGCCGAGGCCAAGGCCGTCGAGCGGTCGGCCAACGAGTTTCAGGCGGCCCGGGCGGCGGCTGAGAATGCCGCTGCGGCTGAGAATGCCCAGCGCAAGGCGGCCTATGACGCCGCGGTGCAAGCCCGCCAGGCCCGCATTGAGCAGGCCAAGTCTGTGTCCCTTGATGGTCGCGTCCCGGTCGAGCCTGAAATTCCACCGCCGGAACTGGTGAAGCCCCAGGACATCGCGCCTCAGCGGCCGGCCGTGATCCCGACGCAAACGATGGCGACACTGAAGGAGCAGGCGGGGGCGGTGAACGCGCCGCAGCTCTCGAATTTGATTACCGACGGCAGAATCCGGTCGATCATGGGGGCTCTGGAGAGCGACGCCCACAACGTGCGCTTCAATGACCTGCGGCAGCTTCGGACCTGGGTCCGAAACGCCCAGCGTGACCCGCAACTGCGGCAGGGCATTCCGCAGGCCGGCCTTCAGCGCATCGAGCAGGCCCTGACGGCAGATATCTACGCGTCTGCGGAGCGCCTAGGCGGGTCGGAGGCGGTGCGCAAACTCCAACGCGCCGACGACTACTATCGCACCGGCTCTCAGCGCATCCAGACCGCCCTGCAGCCGTTCGACGACGCCGGATCGGGGGAGGGGGCCTACGCGAGGATCATCCAGGCCGCCGGCTCCACCTCTGGGGCGGACGCCCGCAAGCTGTTGTCGCTGAAGCGATCCCTGGCGCCGGACGAGTGGGGCGACATCGCCGCCACGGTGATCGACCGCCTCGGGGCTCCGTCGAAGGGCGCGGCCAACGCTGCGGAGGAGGGCGCGTTCTCCCTCGACCGCTTCGTCACCAGCTACGCCGCCATCTCGCCCCGCGGTCGCCAGATCCTATTCGGATCGGTCGGTGGGGGCGGCGAGAAGGCCTCTGGCCTGGCTGCAGAGCTGGACAACCTCGTGCGGGTCGCTGGCCGGCTCAAGGCGACGGAGAAGGCCGCGAACGCCTCGAAGACTGCGGTGTCAGCCCAGAACCTGGGGACGTTGGGAGGCGTGACAACCGCGCCGCTCCTGACCGCCAAGGTGCTTGCTGGCATGGCGCTCACCGGCGAGGTTCTGACCAATCCGGCGGCCGTGCGTTGGCTGGTGAAGGTGGTTGATGCTTCGTCACGTGGCGCTCGGACCATGGAAGCCGTCGCCAAGCGCCTGGAGGCTGCGTCCAAGACGGACGAAGCCGCTCTGGCGGTGTGGACGGCCTATCAGACGGCTCTGGCCAACGGACGCTAGTAGTCAGCGCCGCCAGCGCGCCTTGATCTCGCGCTCAAGCGGCTCGACCTCCTCCGCAGAAAGCGGAGCGGCGTGGAACGTGCGCCAGAGCCAGACCATGGGCCATTGCCCGGCCATGCCGGCGACGGCGATCACAGCGTCTGGCTTGTGGGTGCTATCCCAGGCGACCCAGCAAAATCCTATCGTCGCCAGCAGCCAGTAGAAGACGAGGCCCCAGTTCACCGGCCTGGCCGGCGATATGACCGCGTACTCGGCAACAGTCGTCACTGGGTGGTTCGGCGCTTCCTGCATGGCGAGACCATAACACCGATCTGATCGGAGGAGAAAGCATGGCCGCTGGCCGGATCATCATCCCCAGGGCCGCACCCCTGGTGGACAGCAACAACAACCCCGTCCCCGGGGGGCTGCTGTATTTCTACGAGAACGGCACGGCGGACCTCGCGCCGGTCTACACCTCGAGCGCCATGACCACGCAACTGTCCAACCCGGTCGTTGCGGACGCCGTGGGCGTCTTTCCGGCGATCTGGGCGGACACGGCCGACGAATTCACGGTCGCGGCGACAAAGGCCGACGGCACGCCGCTGCCTGGCTTCACCTACGATGCCATCTCGGCGTCTGTGGACGCGACGCTGGCGAGCGTGGCTTTCGCCGAGGCCGCGAAGATTGCGGCCCAGGCATCGGCGACCGCGGCTGCAGCGTCTGAGACCGATGCGGAGGCCGCTCAAGTGGCTGCGGAGGCCGCTCAAGTGGCGGCTGAGGCGGCTGCGGCCAACGCCGAAGAGATCAGCGGCTTCACCCCTGGAGTCTACCAACTGACCACCCAGAAGGGCGTCGCAAACGGCTATGCGCCGCTCAATGGCTCGGGGAAGGTTCCAGACACCCACCTCACCGATGCGCCCATCTCAACCGCTCAGCAGGCCGCCCTGAACGCCAAGCAGAGCACGACCCAGGCCGCCGAAGACCTCGCCGATGCGAAGGCCTTCTCCATCGTCGCCGCGCTCGTCTTTTAATCCACCCAGCAGCGTCGAGATGACGCCGCCCATCCCATGAGGGACGCATGACCGTCACCGTCAACTCCGCGGTCCTGCCGCAGACCCCGTTCTCGCGCGTCGCGGTTTGCACCGTGGCCGAGACCGCCTTTCACGCGCCGACCAACGTCGTCGATCTGCTCACCGCGGCCGATAACCCCAATGGCGCCAGGATCACTCGCCTATTCGCCATCCCTAGGGCGGCGATCGGGACGGCGAACAACGTGCAGGTCTACGAGCGGAACGGCTCGACCTACACCTTGGTCGAGAGTGTGCTGCTGTCGGTGCACACGCCCGGCGCCTCGGTCGCGAACGCGAAGATCGACTTCGGATACAGCGAGGACGCCCCGCTCTACGTCCGCGCCGGCTACGGCCTGGCGGTGGCCATTGGGGTCGCGGTCGCCAACGGCGTCGTGGTGAAGGCCGAAGGCGGGCTGTACTAGGATGCTCAAGCCTCTCAAGGGGCAGCAGCGCGCGCTCGGGGCGAAGGCGCGAAATCAGCCGAGCCTGGTCCGTCGCGTGTGGCTCTACGGCGCCACGGATGGTGGGGCCACTACGGCGAGGGTGGTCTCGACGCCGGTCCCCGCTGGGGCTTCGTATGTCGACGCCCGGGCGATTGGCGCCGGCGGCGGCGTGACGGGTGGATCTGGTTCGGGCGCCGGCGGGGGCGCCTATGCTCGCGGTGGCGCCTATGTGTCTGTTGGTTCTGCCGTGGTGTCGTCGATTGGCTGTCAGGCCGACCTTGCCACCGATGGGGAGCCGTCCAGTGTCAGTTTTGGCGGCGTGACCTTCGTCCGAGCTGCGGGCGGCAAGAACGGCACACCTGGCCTTGGCGGCGCGATAGCCGACAGCATCGGTTCGGTTCGACGTGCCGGAAGCGATGGCGATGGCACCTATGGCGGCGCCTCTGGATCGGATGCTCTGGACCGAGACCCTCTGGGGATCGGCGGAGAGAAGCGCCGCAACCCCGCTACAGATGGCCGCGTAAACGACGGCACCGCCCATCCGGCCCCGGCCGACTTCGGGTCTGGCGGATTTTCAAGCGCAGGCTTCGCCCCCGCATCCAGCACAACTGACAGCGGCTCCGGAAGCTGGACTGGCGACGGCCAGTACGGCGGCGCGGGCATCGTCGTTCTTGAGTTCTGGACCCGCAAACCTAACTGACCAGGCGCTTGGCTTAGACCCTACAGCCGCCGCCCCAACGCATCATTCGAAACAATCGGCCAAGCTATCTGGCGAAGGAGAAGTCATGGCTACTGTGCACGTTGTGCTGTTCACCTGTGGCGGGAAGACAGTCAAGGGCACCGAAATGCCCGTTCCAAAATCTATCCCGGCCTATGTCGATACGATGGCGTCAACCGCAACCTCGGCAAAGGCCAGCATCAACTCAGGAAGTGACTGGAAGAATGCCTTCTGGTCGATCACCGCCAGCGGCGGCAACGTCTACGCTCGGTTCGGGACCGACCCGACGGCGGTGACGGATGAGGGTTGGCTGATCCTCGACGGCCAGACCCGCGAATTCGCGGTGAGCGCCGCCAGCGAAACCGTCGCCATCAAGGACGCCTGACCATGAGCCTATCTCTCGGCCTCGGCCTGCCCCCCGCCCCTAAGAAAAAGGTGTTCAAATGAGCCTATCTCTCGGCCTGGGCCTCGCCCTCACCCGTAACAAGGGTGTGGGGGCTCCCATCGGCTACGGCTTCCTCCGGATCGGCACCCCCGCGTCCTCGCAACTCCTGCGCATAGGCAGCGACAACGCCGCGCCGCGCATCCTCATCCCAACGGGGGCTTAGATGGCTGACCTGTACTCCAACCTTGCGTCAAGCCAGTCGGCAATCGGCGCGGGCCTTTCTCCCTACGCCACCCCCGGCGTCTACAACCTGTCGCCGGCCAACCTGCTGAAGTGGCGCAAGGCTCGCTCGGGCGTCATCAGCGGCGCGCGTCGGGCGAAGGTGGCCTGCGTCGGGGATTCCAATACGACGGGCTATGGATCGGTGGCGGGCGGCGCTGCCAACTGCGTGGCCGGGAGCTATCCTCGGCGGCTGTCTGATCGCTTGACGGCGCTCGGCGTTGTCTCGCGCTGGGATAGCGCCTGGGGCACCTTCAACGAGTCTGCCGTCAACATCCCGATCTACGACACCCGCCGGGTTGTTGGAGCCGGGTGGGCTCCTGGGAGTGGTGGCGCGTGGTCGCTCGGCGGCCCCGCGCTGCTCAACAACACCACGACCAACGCCTATTCCGTTACGCCAACTGGGCAATTCGACACGGTCGATGTTTGGGTGCTTCGAAACACCGGCCTTGGGACCGTAGCCGTCGATGTAGACGGCGGAGTGGCTACTAACATCGCTCTGATTGGCGGTTCTGATATCTACAAGACCACGATTTCGGCCGGTGCACTTGGCACTCACACCGTCAACATCCGCCGGGTAAGTGGCGATTGCTATGTGGTGGGCGTTGACTGCTACAACTCGGCGGCTCCTGAGGCGGCAGTCTACAACATCGGCTGGGACTCTGGCACCTCCGGGAATATGGCCACCGCCACCAACGGATATTCGCCTCTCCCGGCGCTGGGCCTGGTCGCGCCTGATCTCACCATTCTGATGATCGGCATCAACGACTGGAACGCGGCGATTTCAGTCGC